GTGTTAGCAGATGTAGCAGTAGTAGCAGAGTTAGATACCTTAGAAGCAGTTGAGATAGTGGCTAACTTAGTATCTGCAATAGCAGCACTTGCATTGATGTCAGCATTAACAATGGTGCCATCGACAATCATTCCACTAGTTACTTTTGCTGAACCACCAGTATCTGCAGTAGTAACTACATTTGCAATAGTTAATCCGTGTGCTGTTGTAGTATTCTCAATGTGGTCATTAGCCTCACGGAAATCACGTCCAATTGCCATATGGCGTACTACAGCACCAGCAGAGTGTTCCTGTCCAACGCTATTGTTTTCTATACCACGAACAATTGTAAGAGTGTTAGTAGATACCGCCGTTACATCTACAATTTCTTCAATTGCTGTATCTGGGTCAATTACTACTGTAAACGTCTGTCCGCCAGAGACGCTTGCACCACCCATAAGGGCGGATGCTGATACTACAGTTACGGATGTAGCAGTAGTGTTAAGTGCTCCAGTTAATGTTGTTTGCTGTGAGCGTGAGGAGTATTTACGTATTGTCATTTATTTACCTATCGGCTGTAATGGACACGGATTGGATAGTTTGATTGCTGTCTTGATGTTTCTTCTGAAAGACGTTGTGTATATAATGCAAACAATTGCTTGGTAGCAGTTTGAGACGCACCAAAGGGACGTTTAGAATCTGTTTCGTCTGCTTGTGGACTAACTTGACTTGCACGGGCAGGGTCAAGGAAGGTAAGCAAACGATATGAGGCACCAAGAACAATTACATCTTTACATGATTCAGGCAAACCAGTTTGTGTTGAGAAGACTTGGTTATTAGTAGTAAAGGCTATAGGGTCAGTTGCATATACAACTTTAACTGTTCTGCCAGGCGTGATAAAGTCACCAATAGTTACTGTCTGTGCTCCAGAACCAAATGCAGTCTCATTTGCTGCAGAGTCCCAAGACCAACGACGTACTGGAATCCACTCTTCAGATGGTCCAACCTCTTGCCACATAATACTTAGGATATTACCTATATCTAAATTATTAAAAGCATATGTTGTAACCGCAGCATTGAAAGTAAATGTGGTAGATTTTACTGCAAATATAGTAGCACCTACAGCACGTATTGTATCGTTAATTGCTTTCTTTACCACATATCTTGGAAATGTAGGAGATATAGTAACTTTACTATCAATAGCGTGTGTTGTTGCTGTTGTTCCTAGATAACCACGACCATAAGGTGCAACTGTCGCTGTATTCGCTACACGGTCAAATGAATCAAGCCATAGCAATTCTTCATTGATTTCAATTACACCCTTACCAATACTCTCGGTAGAACCAAGAGATAAAATTGTTGGAGACGTAGATGATGAAGTTAGTGTAGATACTGCACTAGTTAAGTGTGTTGCTCTATCTTGTTGGTATGTATATCCAGCGAGATTAATCTGGACTTCATCCATTAAGTTAATTAATGTAGTTGTCATTAGGCGTCTATACTCCGTAATGCAGCAGGTGCTGCTAGTCCTGTAGTTGAAGCCAACTCATTGCAGATTCCATCAATGTCTTTGTAATCAGCAGGAGTTGTTTTACCTGCCAGTACATTTAAAGCACCAACGGTTGCAAGTCCAGTAGTACCAGCGTAAGCATTTGCTGCCCCTTGCTCATCAAGATATTGTGTTACATCAGTGATGCCAGCAAGACGATTAAGTTCTGCTGTTAGGCTACTGCCTGCTTTACCAAGTGCCATTGTTTATCCTATCTAGGTGTAATGATTTTTTTATTAGGTGTAACTAATTTTGATTTAGGTTCTTCTTTCGGCTTACCAAAAAATGCTCGATAATAATGCTCATCAAATGAGAACCGTTTCATATGTGGAACAGTTGCTCCAGTATGACAATATAGTGGAACTTCAGCCTTATCACATAAAGCAAAGAAGAATATATCTTCACCTATGAACTTAGTTCCTCGTCCCATTTCCATGAATAACTGACCATCTGGTGCTATCTCACGAAGTTTTGGAACTATACTACGGTGCATTAGGACAAATCCCATACCCGCTGCATCTACCTTTATTAACTCATTAACTGGTAGTGGATGTATTCTAGTTAAACCAAAGCCACCATCACCATTATTAACAAAGTTAAATACTGTAGGTAGTGGAGCCATTAAAGGCTCTTCTGGTGTATCTGTAGTAAAATATACTCCAGTAATTAATGGACGCTTCTCAATATCCCTATTGTCCCATAATAACTTAAATTTTTCTGGACTAATTACTACATCTGAATCTATCCATAATAACCACTCGTATTCAGTCTTATCATACCAATAGTCAATGGTTGTCTGTCTTTGTCTAGCAATTTGATTGCCTTGACTTCTTAATGTTGTAGCAAACTCTATTCCAGACTTTAGCATTACATCTGCTACGCCTTGCATAAACTTGCCATCTACCATTCCATTATCACACCATACTAGTGCTACAGAATCTTTTTTACTCATAGTCCCCTGTGTCCCTATCTGTACTTTGCTGCTTTTTTGGCTATTGCTTTAGGTTGCTTTACGAATTGTTTACCCTTTTTATTGCCTTTAGCCTTGGCTCTATTAGTAGCCGCTTTTTCTGCTGGACTTAATGCAGCCCATGCTGCTTCAGGTAAATATCTTTTCTTACCTTTAGATGGCTTACCATCAGAAGTTTTCCACTTCTGTGCAGTCCAACTTTTTAAAGATTGTTGAGATTTAGCAAGTGCCATTACTTGTAACCTCCGCCTGCTTTCTTATATTGCACAGCAAGTAGTTGTGCTTTACGGGCTGACCATTCTCCAGGGTCTCCACCTTTAGAACCAGCCTTAATCTTCTTAAATAGTGTTGCTCTCATGCCAGGCTTAGTATAGTTACCAGCAGCATTGACCTTAGACTTAGCCTTTTTCTTTGCTACCATTTAACTTTATCCGCCCAGTAGGCTGCAGACATTTTACCCTTAGCAATGTTTCTGCCGTGTCTTGCTTTAAAAGACTTACGTTTCATTTTCATACGCTCAGACTCACCAGCCTTTGGCTTACCAGCAGTGCTTGCGCCTTGCTCGCCAAATCTAATTGTCTTTACTTGGCTACCAACCTTAGCCACAACTACATGTGACTTCTTAGGATGATTAGGTGTACGCTTTGGTTTATTAAAACCAGATACTCCAGCCCTTTGTAATCTTGAATCTTTCATTTATTCCCCTTGATTACTTCTTTCGTCTTTGGGTCAAGGCGTACTTTTTCAGTACCATCCTTACGAAGAATAACAACTACACCGTCCCGTATAATTGATTTATTCCATCCGTCATGACGTTTGCGTTGACCCGATGACATTATTTTAGTAAATTCCTCTGCGTGCCATATCTTTTTCATATGGAGTCATAGGCTTCTTAACTGCTGTCTTCTTAACAGTTGCTTTAGTTGCAGATGGTGCACTATAAGTAAAGTTTGACTTTGGCTTACTTGATTTTGTCATCGTTCCTGTAGGACGCTTTACTCTACCTATAGCCTTATCAAAACGCTCTTGTCCGTATAGTCTACGTACAGCCTCGTTGGTAATTGCTACTGCACCCTTGTTCTCTGAACCCTTATTTGCTTTAACCATCGCCAAAGCCTTGGTCATACCAAGTTTTTTGATTTGGTCAATCTGGGCTTGAGTTACTTTAACATTCTTATTTACTACTTTTGGTCTTACTGGCTTAGCCATTATTTGCTGCCTTTCTTTCTTGATGTATTAGGAGCAGTGCGAGTTTCAGGTACAAACATTCCTGGATATTTCTTTTCAAGTGCTTTTTTAGCAGCCTCTTCTGCTGCTTTTACACTTTTAGGTGATATTGATTTTTTGTGTCTTCTCAATATCTTTTCACGCCTTGCTTCTTCGGCTGGATTAAAATTAGGCATTTTACTTCTTCTTGCCCATTTTCTTCATAACTGCTTTCTTCATAACCATTTTCTTGCCTGACTTCTTGGCTGCTTTCTTAGCCATAGCCATTCCTTTTTTAGAGTATGAATACTCTTTTCCATTTACCATTGGCATTATATTTGTCCTATCTCTTTCATTACGGTTGCGGCTTTTGGTGTTATATCTTTAGTCTTAGGCATAGTGTCCGCATTGTACGCTTTACCTAACACTTCTGAGGCTCTATGCGCTTCTTGTACGTGACGCATAGTTGTTCCTGCTGGTTGTATTCCTTGTGCTCTTGCGTCCCGATAAGCCTGCAACTCAGAGTTCCATTTCTTATCTGGAATATCTCGTTTAGCATCTCCAGTATTCATTTGAAGAGTTAAACCTTTACATCCAAAACATCCATCAATTGGTACTGGATGATGTTCCCAGTGTTTCATATATCCCCTTATATTACTGTAAAGTTAGCCTCAGTTATTCCTACACCACCAGCAATCAATGCTGCTTTGGTTTCATCGTTTACTGTATGCTCATATCCACCACGATAAAACTCATCATAGTTTGCAATATCTTCATCTAGTATATAACGCACTTGTGAATAAGTTCCACCACTTTTTGCAATACTTATACCTTTATCTTGTTTATAAAAGTAAAACAACCTATGTTTTCCAATAGGTGCCTCTTCTACAACTGGTGTAGTAAATGTATAATTTGCCATTATTCTCCTTAATGAACTTACTGTAAGGCTAGAATTTCTTCTAGCCCTACCGTCAATCAACTAAGCGATTGAAGAACCTGATTCGATTCTGTATAGAGCCTCGTTACGGTAGACCTTGAAGCCTAATACGCCGTACCAACCCATTGGGCGGTGACGCATCAAACGGTCAACGACTGGACCGATAACTACATGTGGCTCTTCTGCCACTGCCTCAGCAAGTGCTTGCTGTCCTGCGATAATTGTGCGGTACACCTTTGCAGATGAAGCACCGTCAGTTGCAGAGTAAAGGCGTGGAGACTCTACGAAGTATGCACCTTCGTAAGTTCCGATTTCTCCTGCCCAAATGCGGTCTTGTGAAGAACCGTATTGGTTAGGAAGTAACCATCCTGCTGAACCTGTCTCAGCACGTAGGTCGTGGGATACCTCTGGGTGTAATCCAGCCCAGAATAGTGAACCCTTGCGACCAAGAGCCTTATTAGCACGTAACTTAGCAACAGCCCTACGGATGTTTGCTGAAGATAGTGTAGCGGCTGCTGTAACAGTTGCAGTTGATGTTGCTGTTGAACCTGAGTAGATTACGTTAGTTCCAGCACGCAACTCTGTCATTGCTACTGAATCGATAGAATCTGCTAGGTTGAAAGCGATAATGTTTGCAATTGCAGGGTCTACATCTGCAAGAGAGAATAACTCTAATGCACGAGTTACCAACACTGAGTTACCGTACTCGTTAAGAGTAATGGTTACTGATGTTGGTGTTGACATTGCTACTGCATCTGGGTCAGTTGTCTCTGTCAGAGCAGTTGTTGCTACTGAAAGGTCAACATAACGTTGTAGAACAACGGTTGAGCCAGGGATTGCTTGACGTGCTGGACGCTTATCTGCGACTGAACGAATTAGTGGTTCAGAACGGAGAGCGAATTCTAGAAGACGGTCATACGCCTTCTGGACTAGACCAGCACCACCAGCGGTTCCGCCTAATGAAGCGGAGTCTGTTGATACATATGCCATATCGTCACCTCCAAGTGACTATGAACGGAATTATTGTGAGCGAAGTACATCCAACAATGCATCCATTGAATCTGCATTATCGATGCGAAGATTTAAATCCTCTGCTCGGTCTGGGGTCATGGCATTTTGGGTGAGTACATCTTGCTGCCGTAGGGCTGCTTTATCTACTTCACTTACTTTTGGTTCCTCTTTAGCAACTGTAATTCCGAATAAATCAGCGTTATCATCAAGCCAGTTATTCACTGTCTCTTCGTTAACATCTTCTAAATCCTTAAGAACTAATCTTGCTGCTTTAAGGTTGACACCCTTCTTTTCTAGGACTTCTTTGACTGTACGCTCACGCTGCACCTTGGATAATCCCTCAAGTTGCTCAGTGAGTTCTTTGATACGTTTCTCGTCAGCACGCTTTGCTTTTCGTAACTTTTTAAGTAAGTCACTTCCGTCACCTGCGTACTCGTTAGTAGTATCTAGGTCGTCGTCTTCATCTTCCCAGTAGTTGTTGCTCATAGCAACCCACCCTTCTATTCGTTGTTAGTCGCAAGCCTCAAGTCAATTCGGGGAAATTGGTTGGCTCTTGCTATCGGTCTTTTACGCTATGTGAGGCCGATGGATTCACATAGGATTCTATATTTGCCCTCTTGTAGTAGAACCTAAAGAGGTTCCAGATAAACCAGATTTTCCACCAAAAGCAGCAACTTCTCTTTCTGTTAATCTTTTTCTTGCCCTTTGTGCGGATGCTAACTGATTAAATACTTCTTGTTCAGCAGTTGCTTGGTCATAACCTTCAAGTGTTTCGCCATAAATATCACTAAGTTTTGTAGCACTTGGTAATATGTCTGCAATAGTTGCGTAACCTTTTTGAGCCTCTGCTGCCGTAACACCTTGTGCTGCAAGTTGCTCTGCTACACTAACTCCAGTTTCAAGTCCTTGGATTCTTGCTGCGGTTCCAATTTCGGCTGCTGCTACTTGACGTTCAATTTTCTGGTATTGTTGTTCTGGGTCCAGTACATAAGCAACTAAGTCGTTTTGACCAATTCCATAATAGTCCCTAAGAGTTCTAGATACTGCTGGGTCGGCATTTTGCACACGTTGAACTGCAGTTACCACTCTATTGGAAAGTTCTGTGGGCGACACATCATTAGCAATAAATTGTGACACATAATCATCTGTATCAAATTGTTTTAATCCATAAGCACGTAATACCTGACGATATGAATCTTCTACAGTTATGTACTCTGCTGGACTTAAAACTTTAAGATTTTTTTGTAATCTAATTTGATTTGCTTTAAATCGTGTTTTATATTCATCTGTTTCTTGTAAAGCAAAAGTAATAGTATTTTCTGTGGCTCCGCTAATTGCTAGTTCTTTAATTTTTGGAACAAGACTTGATAGTCCAAATTGAGCAAATCTAGCAGTAAGAATATCCATAACAGATTTGCGTTCAGGAGCAAGCATATCAACATTTGCCGCAGTAATAGTTGTTGGAGCGGTTACAGTTGGCACTGCCGCACCTGCCGTACTAATATTACCAGTTGGTGATGGTGTTGGTGTAATAGTTGGTCCACCTAATAAGGCTGCCCGTCT